CGATGGCCTCGGCGATGCCGTTGATCTCCATCCGGCGAACCAGGGCGGCTGCCCGCGGGGTCGCCAGGATCCGGCGGATCTCGGCCCAGACCCGTTCGCGGCTGACCGTCGCGACGGCGTCGCGGGATTCGCGAAAGATCATGTCCAGGTCGGCGTCGAAGCCATCGGCCCGCACCGAGCCGTAGAAGCGATAGTACCGCAGCACCCTCACCGGGTCCTCCGCGATGCGGTCGCGGGCGTTGCCGATGAACCGGACCCGGCGGCTGCGGAGATCCTGGAGACCGTTGTGGTAATCGTACAGCCGCCCCTCGGCGTCGAGCGACATGCCGTTGATGGTGAAGTCGCGGTGACCGGCATCGGTCTCGAAAGTCCGTTCCTCGCCGTCGCCCCGCAGGCTGGTGATCTGGAACGGCTGGCCCTCGACCACCGCCAGCACGGTCCCGAAGTGGAGCCCGGTCGGGATGTAGCGGATGCCGATCCCGGCCTCGCCCAGGCACGCCACCATGGTTTCCGGGGTCGCCGTGGTGCTGAGGTCGATATCCCGCGGCACCGCCCCCAGGACCAGATCCCGGACCGCCCCGCCGATCACCCGCAGGTCCTCGCCGGCCTGACGGAACACCCCCTCCAGCCTGAGCAGATCTCCATTCAGGACGTGGGACAGAGCGGAACCGGGAGCGGCGACCTGATCGATGGTGAGAGTCATGGCAGCGATATCCTGCTGGGGGCTGCCGTCAGGCCCGACGGCGGGGCGGTCCCGGCCGGCGGGAACCCCGGCACGGGAAAAAGGGTGTCGTGTCTGCGATCATAGTTTGGGTACTTTTATGAACAACTCTTGAAGTTTTTCCCGTGTCATACACCGGAAAGAATTTAGTCAGTCCCGAAATATAACTTCGTATCTAGGGCTGATGACGGGCTATTTCCTTAAAAAGGTATGGCCCCCGATGCGGACCCGATGCTTGAAGGAGCGGGACCATTGCGGGGTGACAACTCGGTGGGCGAAGAAGTGGGTCGCCCCCTTGGTGGGGTCATCGACTTTCCTGAAATACACCTCGTAGGCCGCTATGACCGCCTGACGCCACGCCTCGACCTCCAGGTCGGTCCGCAGCGTCAGGTGCCGCCTCGATTTGAACCGGGTCCAGGAAAACTGCTTGTGCTGCCACACGACGCCCGCGATGGTTTTCGGCCAGCGGCCGTCGCGGGTCCGGTTGAGCGTGGTCCAGGCGACCGCCCGCCGGCCCTCGATGGACTCGCCGCGGGCCTCGTGGAAAACGTTCTGGGCGAGGGCGTGGAGGTCCTGAACGACCTGCGGGTCGGCGGCGTGCTCGGCGGAAAACCCGGTGAGGATCCCGATCAGGATCGTCAGACTGGACGCGATGGTCATCGTGCGGCCCCCGCGGCCGGGCACGTCTCGGGGGTCGAGAACCGCGGCCTGTTGACCCTAGTTAGCGGGGCCGGGGCCGGCCAAAGAGCGGTTATAACGATCAAATCCTGAACCGCCAGAAGCCCGGATAGTAATCGGCCTCAAGGGCGTCGATCCACTCCTCGCCGGTCCACCGCAGACGGCTGCCGTTGAACGCATTCCGGACGTAGTGGTGGTCGCCGTTGTCGGCGGCCCGGAACGGCACGAACCAGCCGCTGTCGCGGTACTCGATGATGTCGTTGGCCCGTGCCGTCACCTCGCCCCAGGCGAGGTCGGGACCAAGCTCGTCGGTCAGCAGGTATCGCTGGCCGACCAGGGGGGCCGGCAGGCCGCGACCCGGCTGCGACCGGTGGGGATCGATGATCGCCGAGATCGGGTTGATCGTGGTCGCCGGCAGGGTCTCGGGATCGATGGTCCAGATCAGTTGGTTGGCTTCCGTCGGGTGGTAGGCGATGGTTCCGATGACATCGTGATCCCAGTCCTCCAGGTCGGCCGAGGTCCGGATCCGGACCTGCGACACCCCCGGCTCGACCCGGCCGTACTGATCGAGCAGCGGCCTCCAGGGATGGATCTCGCCGTCGGCGTTGGTCAGGTTGCCGCCCGGATCCAGCAAGGTCAGGATGTTGCCCTCGACGCGAACCATGTGGTTGCCCGGCGTCACGATCAGGCGGGCCGCGGTGTCGATGGGGCTCCAGTCCCAGGCGTTGTCCTCGGGCTCGAACCGCTGCCCCGGCACGCCTTCGAAGATCGAGGTGACGATCTGGTGGATGATCCGCTGCCGCTTGACCTTGGCGGGGGGCGAGAGCCAGATCGGCACCTTGAAGGTCAGCCGGGCGATGTCGAGGGCGTCCTCGGTGCCGGCCGGGACCTGCCGGTCGGACCAGGAGATCGAGTCCTGGAGTTCGACCGTGGTCAGGGCGGTCCAGTCGATGGGGTTGGTCGAGGTCTGGATGTCGAGGGCGGGGTTGAACAGCACCAGGATCTGTTCGAGCAGTTGCAGCTTATGATCGGTCTTGGTCGTCCAGATGTGCAACTCCATGGTCAGATCGTAGGGGACCGGCATGAAGCGGTCCACGCTGTAGGTCTCGCCCAGTTCGCGGCCGTACTGGCCGGTGTCCCGGTTGTAATTCCGCTCGTAGACCTGCACCTGGGAAATGTGGTTGGGGTTTTGCCGCCGCTCCGGGGCCATGTTCAGGCCGGCGATCTGGGCCGTCATGAAAGGAACCGATTTGAGCATGTTCTCTGAATTCTTGTTCAGGACATGGCCGGTCATCCGTTCCATGTCGCCGTAGCGGACCGGCACTTTATACATACTCCGGGTGCCGTCTTTTCCCTGGCCCGTCTGCACGTGGAAATTGCCGAAAATCCTGATAAACTGAAGTATGTAACGTCTTGTCTGGGCATGGTACCAGTAGTTGAGTTCAGACATGACATCACCCTCAATAAAAGATTGTATCCGAAGTTCGTGCAGTGTCAATCCCGATCCAGCGGGACGCGGCCTGGGTATTTAGGTCCGGGCTTGACGCCGCGGCCGGTTGTGGCATCCTGGGTTTGCTGCCGGATCCCCGGCGGCCGACCGGGAAGGCCCGGTCGATCATCTCCAGGGGGAGATCACCATGTCCCGTGCCAATACGCAGGCTCTGGCGGCGGCGTGCCTGCTGCTGCCGCCGTTCTACGAGCGACGCTTCGACCGTCAGGAATACTCGCACTACTCTGCCCTCAGGATCAGCCCGGAGGCCCTGCCCCGCTGGGTCCAGCCGGTCGAGGCCGATTTCTACGTCCAGGGCAGTGAGGCCGGCTTCAACGCCAAGGGGGAGACCCACACCGCCTGCGTCAGCCACATCCGGAACGCCCTCGGGGGCTACGACTACGTCCTGGCCCTGCCGGGTGGCCAGCCGATCCGGGTGATGCATATCCACGGACATCACTACACCCAGTGGCGGTTCAACCTGCGGGATAACAACCTGTGCTTCGACCGCGACGAGTCGCCGATCAAGGTGGCCGTGCTGGCAACCCTGATGCGGCAGTTCATCCTCGATGTGCTGCCGCACTTCGACGAGTTCGTCCAGAAACCTGGGGCTTGACAGTACTGAAGCGTTTTATTAAATTTTGAGAAACTTACCGGGAGGTTTCTCATTCATGCTGTTCACGACCGCCGCCGAGCGAACCCGCTGCTTCGCCGTGCTGGATGCCGATCCGGAACGGGCCGTCTACGGCGATGCCATGCGGCACGCCGAAACGACCAACCTGGGGGCCTGGGGCGACGAGAAGGGCCTCCGGGAGGATGTCGCCGTCCTGATGGTGGCGGAGATCCGCCGGTTCCTGGCGGAGGATCCTCTGGGGCGGCACCTGCCGGACCTTGACGAGCGGATCACCCCCGAGGCGGTGGCGGCGTCGGCGGCCTTCGAGGCGGCGTTCGAGGCGGCCCGCCGCCCCAGCCGGGCCAAGACCCACAATCTGGTCCGCTCGCTGGGGAGCAACGCCGAGCACATGGAACCGATGGATCCCAGCCGCGACCCGGCCGCACTGGACTCTCTCCAGGCCCGGATCGCCGCGGAGATCGTTTCGCTCCGCGACCGACCGCGGAAACGCTACTGAGCAGCCTTGAACCGTTTGACCACGTCGCTGACCAGCAGGTCGGTGTAGCCGCCGAGCCGCACCCCATCGACGATGATCTGGGGCACCGTTCGGGCCTTGCCTTCCAGCCCCAGGGCGGTGTAACGCTGTTGGTTCAAGGGGTCGCTCTCGATGGAAAGCTCCGTGTACGCAAGCCCGTGCTTTTCGAGATACGCTTTTGCCTTCACGCAAAAGGGGCACTGCGACTTTGAATAGATTTCAATCTTCATTGCATATATCCTCGGTGACAATGGGCGGCAGCCTAACCCACAGCCGTGCCCACGGGATATATTTACGTGATCGAGCCGAACAACGAAGCAATGAAAGAGGCCGACGTGCAGGAGGGTAAGTTGGACAAAGTCGAGTTTAACCAAGGGATGGGTGAATTCTGGGAAAAGACTTGGGGTGTTCTGCGGGACCGGTTCCCCGCTATCTTTTCCAAGGATCGAGAGACTGTGCGTCCGCTTTCCCTGGGCATCGTTCAAGAATTGAGCGGGGCGATGGGCTGGAGTGAGTCTTATACCAAGGGAGCCCTGAAAGCCTGGAAACTCTCCCCGGTTTACTGCCACGCCATCCTGCGTCACCGCGAGCGGGTCAGCCTCGACGGCAGCCCGGTGCCGGGGCAGGAGGTCAACGAGGAGGCCCGCGAGATGGCCCGGCGGCGGCTGACCCAGTGCCGCGACCGCCGCAACAACCGGCAGAAGGCCGCCGCCCCGGCTGAATCGATCCAGCCAACCGCCCCGAGCCCTGTGGCGGACGAGCCGAGGGCGGCTCCGGCGGCGGTGATCCCGATGCCCGAGCCGCCGCCCGAACCGGACACCGGCAAGCCGCGGAAAACCCTGAGCCTGAAGGCCCCGCCGCCCCGGATGCCGGTCGCCCTCGCGGGCGTGGTCGTGCGGGAGATCGAGACCCCGCGGCGGGCCAAGTCGCGGGCCGCCCGCTAGGGACGGGAATTATCGAGAAACGGTGGGGTGCTCCGCGACACGGCCGCCCTGCCAGCGGGAGGGTCGCTCCCTCCCGCAAACCATAGGAGACGGTGTCGGTATGACGAACATCGCACTCAACTTGCCCGCCAAGGACGCCAGCCAGCTTTTGGCACAGCTTGCCGATCTCTGGAAGAAAAACGGTGACGCGATCACACCGGAACTGCAAAACATTTTCGTGACGGTCATGAACGCTCTGCTGGACAACGGAGACGGCTTCATCACGACGGAGGCGGTGGAGGAGTGGTGGGAGAAGATCGAAGCGGAAGAGGAGGCGGATGCTGAGGCAACCGGAACAGCCAGGGGTGATCCCGGATCGGAGATTTCACCCACGACCGCGATGATGATCGCCAAAGTGTCGGCTCTCCTCAAGATGCCGCCTGATGATCTGAGTCCTGATGGTGCCCTCTGGTCCAATAATTCGGAGGAACCGATGATCATCCTCACCTGGACCCCCGAGGTGACCGCCTCGATCAACCATCACCTCCCGCCCATGGTGGCGTATGCCTTGCGGGGTATCTGTGCTGAGCAGAAAATCAAGTGGGAGAACTTCTGCCCAGAGGCCGACCTCGGTGACGATGAGGATGACGGCGAGGAGATCAACGTTGCCGTCCCAGACCCCGACTCCGGCGGAAGCCCGACGAGGCACTGAGGGCGACCCCCAGATGCGAAAAGGCGAGGTTGCCCCCGCCTTTCCTTTGGGTCAATCAGGGTAAAATCGACACGGGAGCCTAGAGATTGGCCCGCGGCTTGACCGCCTTCCGGATATCTTGGCGTTGAGCTTGCTTCTCCCCGGACTGCAAGGTCAGGCCAGGATCCTGCTTCTCCGGCGTGCCGATGAAAGATTGTAAAAGCCGGTGGGCACTATGCCAAATCTCGCGATAGTCCGCTTCAATTCTGACCCAGCGGTTGTCCTGACGCTGAAACAGCACGTGCGGCTCGTAGTCCACCCGCAGGAAGTAGTCGCCGACCGCGGCGTTGTGCGGGAAGCGGGCTCCTGAGCCGACCGGCTCGGCACCATTGGGCGGTTGTCCGTCGCCGGCAAAGATCCACGGGTACTGGCCCGCGGCATCGCTGCCGGGAACGATGTACAGATGGGCGGTTTCGAAGTTCCGCTGCGGGATCTCCGCCTTGGCCTGCTCCAGGATGGCGTCCGACAGGCCGATTTCGTCTTTGTACGTACTGATGAAATTCTTCAGATCGGTCGGATCCTCGCCGGTGCCGAGAATATCCCGGAATTCCGGAGCATCGTGTAGCGGGCCGCATTTGAGCCTCCACAGGTGCGGGTACCATGTCGGCCCGTAGCCCTCCGCGGCCCGGTTGGCATCCAGCACGACGTAGAAGCGGTTGATAGCCTCCTCGACGTTCTCGCCGTCGGACAGCAGGGCGTCGTCCCGCAAATGGGGCAGTTCAATGACATCGCCGGACATCAGTTTCCGGCCAATCATCTCGATCATATCGTTGAGATGCAGCGTAATAAAAATTGTGTCTCCGGCCAGCATCAGGCCGAACTGGGTCAGGTCGAAGTCTTGATCCTGAAGGGTATAATGTCCTCTCAATTCATAAACAGTATCGTCGTACTTGCGATCCCGGTTCTCCAGAAAGAGCAGATCCTGAATTGATCTTTCCGTAGCTCCACCCTCTGCTTCGTAGTTCGGCAGCGTCAAATCCTCACTGTCACCTTGAGGGTGAGGACCCAAGTATTTGTGCACAAGAACCGCCGTCCCGCCGACGGAAAACATCTCTGAAATCAATCTATCCTGAAGCTTATAGTCATTGGTTTTGACCGGCTTCCACATTGACAATCTTGGCATGGCGGCACCTCCTGGGTTGTATTTATGGGCATTTCCTAAATACCCCAAAGGAGGACGCCATGAAGCTCACCGATCTCTTCGAAAATATCGACCCCGAGGGGCCGATTTTCGATCATGACTGCAATGCCTGCCGCTATCTCGGAACCGAGGCTCCGGAAGCCGGAGAAGCGGCTAACGGGATCGATCTCTACGTCCACGTCAAACCCAGCGGTATCACTCTGATCCGCCGCTACGGCAGCCATCCAGGAGACTACGGCAGCGTTCCGGTCACACTCGACCCGCGAACCGGCGGGGTTCGGACAATGACCGGGACACCGCTGTCGCCCCGCTACCAGCGGATCCTCGATGCGGCCGAGGCCGCCGGCCTGCTGCCGACCTCACGACGGCAATTTTGACCTCCAGGAAGGACTTTCCCTAAGTTCCCGCATCATGAAAAAAGCCAAGACCCTCCTCGACATCCCCGCCCTGGCCCCGCTCGACGGGCTGGACCCCGACAGCCCGGTCTACGACACGCGGCTGCACACAGCACTGACGTGGATCCACCAGAGCCTGGACAACCGCACCCTGCGGGCGGAAGCCGTGGCTTACATGACGCCCGCCCTCCAGAGCCTGGACGAACCGCCGCCGCTCAACCGCCTGGAGGACTGGAAGTTCGCCACGATGGGCAAGCTGGCCTTTTTGCTCAACCGCGGGTTCAAGCCGTCGGTGCGGACCGGCCGCTGGCTGCTGGCGAAATTCCACGCCCTGGCCGAGGAGTCGTTCCAGGCCCCGGTCCCGGAACCGGTCGTCAAGGCTGCGGCGGAACCGGTCCCCGATCCGGCCGACGACCTGCTGGCCGAGATCGTCGCCTTGGTCGAGTCCGGTGGGCTGGCCGACCAGCCCGACCGACCGTTCGGGATGTTGACCGCCGCCGAGGCCAAGCTGCCGACCGCTAGGAAGGTCCTGACCGGGTTGGAGGAGCGGTGCGGGGCCGTGGGCAAGAAGCGACAGAAGGACTGCGGGGCCGCGACCCAGCAGGTCCGCAATTACATCGAGAATTTATCGGCCCAGAAGAAGCCCCGGAAGTCGGCCGGGGTCGATGCCGCCAAGCTGGTCTCGGGCCTGGAGTTCATGAAGGAGCACGCCGCCCTTCAGATCGTCAGCATCGCCCCGGAGCAGATCGTCGGGGCCAAGGCCGTGCTGGTGCTGAATGCCAAGACCCGCAAGATCGGCCTCTACGTCGCCGCCAAGGGCAAGACCCTGTCGGTCAAGGGCAAGAGCATCGTCGATTACGACGAGGTCAGGAGCACCCAGAAGACCCTGCGGAAGCCCGAGACCCAGGTGGTCGAGATCCGCAACGCCGCCGGGGTCAAGGCCGCGGCCGAGGCCATCGGGGCGGTGCCGACCACCGCGATCCCGCTGGCCGGCCGGATCGGCCCGGACATTCTGCTGGTCAAGGCGTTCCGGTGACGGTACAGTTTGTCCCCGATGACCATCCTGGTCTCGGCCACCCTGTGGGATGGCTACGTCAAATGTGGTTTCGGAGACGCTTTGCCCCCGATGACCATCCTGGTCTCGGCCACCCTGTGGGATGGCTACGATAACACCAAGTGCTGACCCGCCTTCTCTAACGGCAGACCGCGGCCACCTCGAAACCGATGGCTACGACAACGATGCCTGCCGTCGCAGTGAATTCATGATATAATGGCCACCCCGTGGGATGGCTACGACAAGGCGACAACCGAGCGGGGCAAACTCCGCCGCTACCACACTGGCCATCCTGGTTTAGGATGGCTACGACAACTTCGGGCAGGAGCGGAACCTGTGGACCAATGGCCACCCTGCGGCCAAGCTCTGTTTGGTCCGCGGGATGGCTACGATAACACGCGGCTCGGAAACCCGAAGGGGGCAGGGGGCGGCACCAATGGCCACCCCGTTTTGGATGGCTACGATAACATCATGTTTTCATGCTGGCCCCAACGGCCACCCTGGTTTAGGATGGCTACGATAACAGCCCGGTCGCCGCGGCATCGGGACCTGCCCCAAATGGTCACCCTGGTTTGGATGGCTACGATAACTGGGACGAACGGGAAGCCGAATGGGTGCCAATGGCCACCCCGGTTCAGGATGGCTACGACAACATGAATCCCGAACGCCCCAATTGGGTTCGCCAATGGCCACCCCTCGGACCAAGCAAGCTTGGCCGATGGATGGCTACGACAACGGGAGCAACGCTATTCGGTGGTTTACTCAGGCCATCCACAGTTCGGGATGGCTACGACAACAGCTTTGAACTCGTCCGTAACACCTCGACCTTTTGGTCACCCTGCGGCCAAGCTCTGCTAGGGATCCGCGGGATGGCTACGATAAGGGTATTGGCCTGCCAACAGCAAAAGTCCCTCCATTGGCCATCCCGATTTCGGGTGGCTACGATAACATCATCTTCATCATGGTTCCATGCTGGCCCCAAGGCCACCCTGGTTTAGGATGGCTACGATAACAGCCCAGTCGCCGCGGCATCCTGGCCTGCCCCAATGGCCACCCTGGTTCAGGATGGCTACGATAACACCATAGCAGTTGCATGCTTCAAATGTCTCCCATTGGCCATCCCAGTTCTGGATGGCTACGATAACTACAGCGGGGCAAACTTGGCTGCTACCACAATGGCCATCCGGGTTTAGGATGGCTACGATAAACACGTTTTCGTTGATGAGCGGGCTGACGCAATGGCCACCCCTCGGGATGGCTACGAACGCGACGAGAAAACCGGAACCGGCGTGACACCCAGGACCGGTTGCCGGCTGTAAGGATGGCGGCAACCGGGCTGGTGCGGGTAGCGGCCCTGGGGATCGGGAACCAGCACCTGCTGGACCGCGTACAGCGGGGTGCCGTAGTAGTGCGTGACCTGGAGGGTGTAGTCCTTGGCCCGGTGATCGGCGTAGATCACCATGGACGGCACCTTGCCGCCGATGTCCACCAGTTCGCCGTGCTCGAACGGCCGATCCTGCCGGATCATGATATCGCTCATGATGTTGAGCACGTCGTTGAGATCGGGCCGGAAAATCAGCAGAAGCTCGGGCAGGTTCTTTTCGAAGTTTCCGATGGTGTAGCAGAACGGGATGAACGACTTATCCGGCCCCGCCGACGGATGGTGCCCCAGGTGGTTACCCAGGCACTCAGGACCGCACTCTGCGGAAACGCCCATCACGGCCCGGCCATACTGCTCGATGTTCTGGCGAAAGGCCGCCGCATAGGGCGATGCATTACGGGATCTCGGGATCATACGGGTCTCCTGCTGACGGCACGGCACCGTATCGCACACCGGGAGGTTCGCCAAGCCCTAGCGGGGGGCGGGATCGGCGATCTCCTCCGCGAACCGGTAGGCGGCGGGATCGCCCATTAACCGGTCCAACTCCCGGAGGGCCGCCGCCGACTGCGGCTCGATCACCACCATCCACACGTTCTCGGGGTCGGGGGCGTAGTCCAGCGTCGCGAAGAAGTAGTCGCCGCTGCGGTTGGACAGCCGGGCCAGCAGTTGCAGGCCGTCGAGATCGACGGTCAGGACAAAGGCCGGGAAGGCGGAAGGCTGGATGATCATGGCGGTATTTAGTCCGGTCGGCCGGCATAAATATCCGGGGAGGATCCGGCACATGGCCATGAGAAGACCACAAGAGACCGCACGCAACAAGATGATCCGTGAGCTTCGGCTGCGACTGGCCGAAGGGCTGGTCGATGTCGAACTCGACATCGAGCACTATCACTACGCCATCGACAAGGCGTTGGAACGCTACCGCCAGCGGAGCAGCAACGCAGTCGAGGAAAGTTTCGCCTTTCTCGACCTCCAGCCCGGCCAGAGCCAGTACGTCCTGCCCAGCGAGGTCATTCTGGTCCGCCAGATCCACCGCCGGGGCATCGGCGGCCAGTCCACGGGCGGCGGCACCGCCCTCGACCCGTTCGCCGCGGCCTACACCAACATGTACCTGCTCCAGGGCGGCCAACAGGGCGGCCTGCTGACCTTCGAACTGTTTTCCGAGCAGCAGGAACTGGTCGGCCGGATGTTCGGCGTCGAGATCAATTTCACCTACAACCCGAACAGCCACACCCTGTGGATCATGCGGCAGATCACCTCGCCGGAGCAGGTCCTGCTGTGGCTCTACAACCAGAAGCCCGAAGAGGTCCTGCTCTCGGATATCTACGCCCGGCCCTGGCTGTCCGACTACGCCCTGGCCCACTGCAAGACCATCCTCGGGCACGCCTACTCCAAGTTCGCCACCATCGTCGGCCCCCAAGGGGGGACTGGTCTGAACGGCGACGCCCTGAAGAGCGACGCCGACCAGATGTTCGAGAAACTGGAGCAGGATCTGTCCAACTACTGTGCGGGTGAGACCCCGCTCAGCTTCACCATTGGGTGAAGATCCTACCGGAAACGGCGGCGGGGCCGTATAGTCCCGCTTCCATCCTGAGGATCTTCCATGACCGACGACACGCTCCCGATCCCACAGACGGCCCCCGACCTGCCGGCGGCCTCGCAAAGAGATCCGCGTCTCTACATTCTGATGCGGACCGACCTCGCCTCGCTCAATCCGGGGAAAGCCTGTGCCCAGGCGGCACACGCCGCCAACCAGTTCGTCTTTGAGCTTGACGAGACGCCCGACGAGGAGTCGGTCTGCTGGCTGCGGTTCCAGGATTGGCAGGCCCAGACCCCGCACGGCTTCGGTACCACCATTACGCTGGCGGTCGATGAGCGGCAACTCCGCGGAGCCGTCGCCCTGGCCCGGAAGGCCGGGTTCCCGGCCGCGGTGACCCATGATCCGACATACCCGCTCCAGGATGGGCAGGTCACGCACATCCTCCCGCTCGATACCTGCGGCTATATTTTCGGTGAGAAGAGTGAGATCGAACCGCTGCTGCGGCAGTACGACCTGATGCCGTGATGCTGGCACCGACGCCGCCCCGTAGGATAGTGATCCTGTTAAGAATTGCTATAGTTTCAAAAGATAAGGCAAGAAAAAACAGAGTATTGCCAAGGAACAGCATCTTCTGGAGAGATCACAAATCCATATCTTTCGGGTAAGGTGCGGGTGGTGCCATCCTGTGCGACTTGTGCGGGAAGCGGATCGGGTAGGGGCCATCACCGCATTTCCCCGGTTTTGTGGCACCGAAACCTATAACTGTCCCAAAAGATCGAGTGCCCCCTGGCACGGATGATCAAAAATTGAGGAACATGCACCATGGCCGACAACGGAGATAACGACCAGACCAACGAGGCCGAGGTAGACCAGTCCAACGAGGACGGCGACGACCAATCCAATGAGGCGGACGTGGACCAGTCCAACGAGGACGGCGACGACCAGTCCAATGAGGCGGACGTGGACCAGTCCAACGAGGACGGCGACGACCAATCCAACGAGGCGGACATTGATCAGGCCAATAAGGGGGGCGATGACGACGATGACGACGATGACCAGTCCAATGAGGCGGACGTAGACCAGTCCAACAAGGGCGGCGACGACCAATCCAACGAGGCCGACATTGATCAGGCCAACAAGGGTGACGATGACGACGATGACGATGATGATGACGACCAATCCAATGAGGCGGACGTAGACCAGTCCAACAAGGGCGGCGGCGACCAATCCAACGAGGCCGACATTGATCAGGCCAACAAGGGTGACGATGACGACGATGACGATGATGATGGCGACCAGTCCAACGAGGCGGACGTAGACCAGTCCAACGAGGATGGCGACGAC